ATAATTGTTTCGGCCATTTCGAGCGTGATGTACAGAACGTCATGACCTTTAGTGATAAGATCTGCCGCCCAGGATGTCATAAAGAATGATTTGCCAACTCCAGTGGGAGCAATTGGAACGACCAACGATTTTAATTTCGCGCCACCATTTGTCACAGAATTCATTGCTTTCAAATGAAACTCGACAGTTTCGATTTGACTATGGTAAGACTCGAACCGTTCTTCCGAATTGGTGATATAGTCGTGGCCGATATTCACATCAAAGGAGATTGATACCGCTTCTTTGAGCAAATCAGGAATGGATTCTAAAGGTACTTTTTTAGACTCACCTTCCATGATTGACACGGATTCAAGTACAGCAATTTGACATGCCTGTTGCTTGAAATATTTTTCAGTCTTGTTTAGAATGTATTCAATGTCAAGTTTCTTGACGGTTTCAACCCGCTTTTCATCCAAGATTTGGTCAATGAGAACTTTAGATGACTTGTATGTGTCTTCAGAAATTCCCTTTAGCTCTTCTAACTCGACTTTAAGTGAATCTTTAGTCGGAAGGGACTTATACTCGCTAAAATATTTTTGAAAAATCTTAGCAATAGTCGCGGAGTCAGAACTTGAAAAGAATTCACTCTTAAAATGCTGAATAATCTTTGAAGAGTAATCAATATTTGACAACGCCGACGTTAAAATCAACTTTTCAAGTTCGAGACTCATGAAATTTCCATTAAAGAGTGATGATGTGGGATTGTTCAGAATCAGACATTTCTTCTGCGTAACCTGATTCTGCCAATTGAATAGATTTAATCATATTCAGCAAAATTGGAGTTGTCACGAGATTTTTAAAGTCTTCGTGATCATCAGGAACCAAATGATTCGTGTTGTACTCAACTCCGTTTTTGATGAATACTCTGATTGCAGCATTATATTCCAAAATTCCATCCTTTGGAACAGAATTTGATGTATCGATGTATTCAAAAATTGAATCAGAATATTTTCCTGAGTCAACTTTAATGAGAATGTTTCCTGTGTTTCCGTCAATTCCCATCGAATGCTCAGGAACTTTACTATAATCGAACGAGTCTGTCTGCCGTTCTTCAGGCTTTTTAAGTTTTACCATTCTGATCTCCGAAAATTTGGTCTATTGTATTGTTTTTAACTGCATCGCAAATGCAATGATATAAAATTGGAGACGTTACATTGTTATAAAAATCTAATGCCGCATCGTATCCAAGTACGTCATCCAAATTAGCCTCTGAATCAAATGCACTAAAGTCGATAACACTACCATCAACCTTTAAAACATGCACGACCGGAGTATAACTTAATTGATTTTCCTCTGCAATGCGAATAGCGTCATAAGAATAAATTGTGCCTTTAAATCTTCCTTCTTCTACCCGAAAAGGGATAGAAGAAGTATCAAAGTTTTGAAGATCGCCTCCGAGGTAGACGGAATATGCTACGCTCGGAGGATAAATGTTGTCATTCGTCGTCATCGATATTCTCATTCAAGTCAACGTCGTCATCGAGCTCATTGATTCGTTTATCGCTAGACAGCTTAAAGATCTTTTTGACTGAATTTTTAAAACTGTCTTCATTCAAAATAGGATCCCAGAATTCTTTATTTTGGGTATCTTTTTGACGATATTTTTTGTCTTCTTGAACTCCATTAATAACTCTGCAATACCAACCCGCGCCAGGTTTAATTACGTGCCCAGTCGCCATCGCGATATCAAGCAGACCGGAATACAGCATAATGCCTTTTTCGTAATCAACTTGGAATTTCACTTTAGAGCGCTCACGAACATCTCGAGATTTTTCAATGTTCAGAGTGAAAGTCCAACCGGTAATTTCAGTGCCGTCTTTTTCTTGCGCGCGCGAAATAATAAAAATCGTGTTCGCGCTCAGATACAACCCGGTGCCACCAGATACAGTTTTTGTGTATCCATTCAACGAATCATAGACGTGATTGATAGCGATGCACGGGATGTCCTTAGTCGTCAAATACGGAGTTACGATACGACCAAGAGATTTGAGCATTTTGGGCCGGCTCATGTCCTGCGCGCCATTTTCATTTTTCGAATCTTCAACTTCTTTTTTGGAAGCAAGGTTGCCGATCGAATCGATCAGAATAATAACTTTGTCGTCTCGAGTCAAACCTTCTAATTGGTTGACAATTTCAAATCGAAGCTCTTCAATATTCATAACGGGAATATGAACAACTTGCGTTGGATCAATTCCTTGTGCTGCTAGATAATCATTCGTGATGCCGAACTCAGAATCGAAAAACAAACAAATCGCGTCTGGATATTTGTCAAAAAATGCTTTGACTGCGACTAGAGCAAGATTTGTTTTAAAATGCTTACTCGGACCGGCGAATTGAATTAGACCGGATCTGAATCCTTTATCAAGTTCACCCGAAAATGCAATATTCAAAACAGGCATTTCCGTAAGAATATTGTCTTGGTTCTGCAGATACGGCGATTTGTCAAGAGTTTTTAAACCACCAAGAGTCGAATTCTTTTTAATTCGATCAAGAAGAGCAGTATTTGCCATATTTCAATGTCCTCAGCAAAATAAATCGTCTAGATTAGGTTGATATTCCGTGTGCCAAGATAAAACATCTAAAACACGCGTAAACGGTTTAATAAAGAACTTTTGATAATCTTTTTCCCGGTCGATATATTTAGGATCAATCAGATCGTCAGGAAATTTATCAATCCAGCAAATGCTTTTTGACTTAACTGGATTAGGTTCTTTCAATTGAATAATTTTGACTTTGTCTCCATTATTAATCTTTTGATACTGATCAGAAGCTGAAACTAAGTTGTTGTACGCAATTGCAGCTCGAACGTGCCCAGGAGTACCAGTTCGATAACCGCCTAACCCGTCTTGAAACAGCGTAATGTTGTTAACTGTGGTATTTCCCGCTAGGTCGTCGATATGGAGATTATATAACTCTTCGTGAACACTTAAAACAAATTTGTGAATTTTTTCTTCGTCGTCATCAAAGCAAAGTTTGTATCCTTCTTCGAGTTTTTTTCTAAAGAATTTTGGCGTTGATGCTTTAACAGATTCAAGACCAGTAACTGACAATTTCGGCGTTGCATATCGAACACCTTCGTTATCGTATACATTTACAACATAATTCTTCTTTGCCACGAGAATTGCTGACGCAATTTTTTCTCGTTTCATAACAATTCTATTTTTCATAGAATTCAAATGACCCGCGAATTGAATAAAGCGGTCATCGAGCATTTTTGCAAAATGCTTATCGCAAAGCTTCGTAATTGTGTTTAGTTTGTCTTCAAACGGATCATCTCGTTTATGAAACTTATACACAAGATCTGTCATATCTACGGCAGCCGAATCGGTGTCAGAAAACCCAATTCGGTCTTTTGGAATACCCGTAACTTTATCGAGATAATCATTGAACAGCGAAAACGCTTCTGCTGTAATCGTTTGACCAGTCTTGGTAATTGCTTCTGCACATTTTACGTTATACAGCCTAAAATGGTTTGTCCCAAGAGCACCGTACAGCGAGTTTAGCAGAATCTTGACAGCGTGTTGCTTTTTGTCAGATTTGTGTTTTTCTACGGTTGCCTTTTCAATAAAGTCTTTGAGCTCTTGGTCACTAAAAGAATCCAATTCGGAATAATCAATCATTTGAAAAATCTCTGAAACGAATGGCAATAATATCACAAAAACAAATGGCTGAAAATATGCTCTCAGCCATTTTTATAATTTAATCTTCAGTTTCCACATCTCCTTCTACCGATTTTCTAATTCTCAATTGAATGTCTTGCAGTTGTTTGTTGACTTGATTTTCATTATGCTCTTTTGCATAAATGGTATTGATAAGCAGTGTGTATCCGTACACTCGAGTTAAAAACGAATATCTTAGAGCAAGTTTGATCTTGTCGAGAAGTAAGTAACCAGATAGACAGAAACTTAATCCCGTCATCGCGGCGACTGAATATGCTTGGGCCATATATGCATCAATCGCGAACGCGAGCATTGCAACCAGGAGTGTCAGAACAATAACCGTTTTATATGGTAAGCCATAGTCTAGGAACACAAAAATAGAATTTTCAAGCGGATACGTAAATCCGGCCGAGCTTTTGTCTTCAGAATATTCTTTAGCAATGATGTCAACACTGTCTTTTATTACTTGAGCATCGTATTCACCATAATAGTTTTGATTGTCTAGAAGCGAGTGCGTCAAACGGTTTAAAATGTAAGTTAACATAATGCTCTTTTTAAAAATTAAGAAGGGACAATAATATTTAGTATTGTCCCTTCAATGTCTAGATTCAAAGTTTAAGATTTTGACTTGCGCGCGGCGCGCAACTGACCGAGATTTAGGCTAATTCGAACTCGGTCATCAATTCGAGTCGACGGTTTGCTTGACTCGGTGATGTTCGAGTTTTGCTTCGTTTCTTGTTTCTTTTCTTGCTTTGCCATTTCAAAATATCCTATCACGTTAAGAATTGGCGGAAGATATTGGAATCGAACCAACAGCGCTACTAACACTGGGGACGGTTTTCAAGACCGTTTCTGCACCATGCAGCCTACCTTCCGTTTAACATGACCAGATTTGTATTTAATCTGATCATGGTATTATACTATACTAATTTTAGAAAACGTAAACATCGGAAATGTAAAAAAGTATTACGGATCTTCTTTTAGCAGTTCTTGATCAAATTTTTCATCGGGGACATTTTTGGCTTCTTTTTTGAAGTTTTTAACCGCTTTCATGGTTTCTTTTTCTTTCTTTCGAGCGTAATCGGATGCACTTTTAGTTTGATAATCTTGACTAGAAGGCATCATGTACCAAGGTTCACCCATGTTTTTCCTGGTAGCCTCATTCAAAGATTCTTGAGCAATAAGTTGCTTAAGAATTTCATTCCCAATTAGCGAATTATTCGTCTTAATTTCGTTTGACAAAACTTCTTTAAGATATTTTAGTTGCTTGGTTGTGATTGAAAATACAAATGCCATTTTAAATTTCCTTTAAACGTTAGAAGCAAAATTTGCGCGCGGTTGATTTGTATCAAAATTCCATCGATAAAACTCACGGCTCAAGTGAACATTTTGCTTTGGCTCCATAACAGAAAAAGATAATTCTCCGTGTTCGTTCGTATATTCAGCTGGATGCTTATACAGACTAATGGATTCAGGTTGAATGCTGGCAATTTCTTGCAAATGCTCATTGAATAGTTTAGAACAGTCGGATCGAGTTTTCCAGTCGCCATGGAATGGTTGACCTTTATAGCGTCCGATCGAATTAGGAATCTTTCTAGATTCGTTTTCGATTGGAAGAGCTTCGACCAATTCGATTTTATATCCAGCATCAACAATTGTATTTAGCTGTTTTTTAAATTCAGTCATGATGTCAAAAACATTTTTCTCATAATCTCCGCCGTTTAGCCGGCAAAAATGGTGGCGAATATCAATATTGCCATAATAAATCGTCACGAGATCAACTTGGTCGCCATACTGTTTAATCACATTCAGCAGGCCGATATCCAAAGCTCCGTGAAGAGTTTTTCCATCTTTTCGGTCAACCATGGAATTCTGAACATACATTGATAGAGAATGAGAATCTCCCATAATCAGATGACGTTCTTTTAGCGCTTTCTGAGTAAGAACTGGAATGTTTCTGCAAATTTGTTCTAAATTGGACCAGTCGTAACGTTTGCCAGACTCAGGAGCATTCGGTCTGCTCAGTCGATAATCAAGGAATTTCGCGTAATTGATCATCGGAATATCGAGCGCTACGAATTTTTCAGGCCGAATTTCAATTAAATTTTTGAGAAATGACACATGAAGATCACTTAGTCCGCCGAACACATTCGGACTAAAATCTTCTTCAAATGACTCCTGAAGAATATAGATTTTGTCGAATTGGTCCCAATCGTCATCTTTGTCAATAATCTTAACAGTGTTGCCTTTATTGCGCAGCTGTGCTGCCCACATATGGGCCCAAGACGCAGCATGACTTCCTTTTGCTTTCGGAATATATCTCAGAAGAAACGTGATCCCGATATGTTTTCCGGTATCAGGAGTTTCTAAGTACGTTGGAGTGTTGTCCGTGAATTTCAAAGTGCTCATTGAATCTTTTGCTCCGCGAATTTAGAAATGGGTGATTTTGCTCGTTTCTGAGCTGTTAGTTTGTCTGTCCTTAACCGATCGAAAACTGAATATTGACAACACGCGATTTCGATACCGAATGTAGTAAATTTGCCAAGTTCGGTAGATTTATTTAGGTGCAAATCGGAATTGTCGGACTCCGAAATGTTAAAAAATTCGTGTTGATTGTCTCGAATTGCAATAATAAGTTTCATTGCAGTTTTCGAATCAATTTTGATGGTCGGAAAAAGTTTTTGAAGAGTGATACACGCTCCTGTGCCAGCCATTACATAGTCAGCATTTTCATCAATATTTCCGTGGGACAGGTTTTGATCGTCTTTCTGAAGCAAACTGAAATGTTGTTTCCATTCTGCTTCGATTAGTTGCGGAGCTCCAATACCCGGCATGCGGGCCAAATTCGAACTAAAATGGTATCCGTAATAATTTCCAATTCCTCGATGAGATGTCAATTTCTTAAAAGATTCTTCCATATCCGGTTTGCTGGAATAAAATTCTAGCCAATGGTCATGAACCAAATGCTTAAGCCAGAAAATCATATCGGATGGTCGCATTTTACGATCTGAAACGTCAGTATTTGGATCAACAATGTTGTCAATTGGAGTTCTTTGAAGCCTAGAATAATTCCGAGCTTCTGTCTGAAGAGACGTCCTTAGCTCTGTAGTACCCCAGATTTGCTGTTTGTTTTTAAAGGCCGCTTCAATGTTCTGCATAATAGCTAGTTCATAATCTGGGTCGTTTAAAAGAGCATCAAATTTCACGAACGGCCATTTAGTCTTGGTCAGATAATTGGCATCAGCGTGACCAGTGATCAAGTCCATAACCCCCGCCGGTCCATAAAATTTCACCAAAGCCGAATTGTACAGCTTATCTGCAAAGTTCGCGTCTTCATTATAATACACGGTTTGATTTAAGAAAATAATTTCATCGTGAAATGAACGATTCGGGTGAAAATACGGAATGGCTTGATTGTTAATAATAAAGCCGTGCCCGAATTCGGGAATGTGCTGATGGTCAGAAGACAGAAAATATTCGGTATGGCTTTTGTGCTTTCCTTCAATTCTCACAAAATGTTCGGATTTATTAAACTCTTTCACGAATTTGGAAAAATCGTCTCTGACGGAATAATCCATCAAAGACCAAATTTGTGTATCTTGTAAGTGATTAATATCATTAAAGGTCAATTTTGTAGACATTACAGATAACCTTTTTGCCTAATTACGCTATGAATACTCTTCATATGTTCGTCGTGAGTTTTGTTTTCAAACGAAACAAGCCCGCCATGATTAATGTGGATAATGTTGGTAGGATATTTTAGATTCTGTTTGATCACTGCAATTTGGACTTCATCGTCATCAAAGTGATTTACGACCTGAACTCCTGATTCCCATAGCGCATTAATGCGATTAGCTTTATGCAGCCCAGACGATTCTCGGCTTTTTTGGTTAAATTCAGCAGGATTAAACAGAACACTATTAAAGATGTATCGAGATTCTAGAAAATCAAGAGTGTCATTTCGTTCTTCATAAGATCTTCCAGTGATAATTACGTCTTTTGGGGCCGGACGAATCCCCAAAGTAATCACTCCATCAAAATCGAATGTGTTAATATTTTCGTGCATTTCAAATCTCTCATTTTTAAAGTCAATAATACAAAAATTGTTCACTAATTAAATCCATATAACTAGTGAATGTTGAATTGCTGGATTACAGTCAAATTCTTCGCGCCATTTACCAATATTTCTTGGATCAAATGATATCATGAATTTTTCTTCTTTTTGCAGTTATCACCGTGATATGCAATCATAGAATTATGTTGTCCGATTTTTCCACAATGTACGCATTCATATTTTGGTCGAGATGAAGCAACTTTTGAGTAATTTTTCTTCGACTCTTCTGTTCTAATTTTGCCGACATTTCCCTTTCCAGCATTCGACGCATTAGAAATTCTCCACTCTTTATCTTTTTGTAAAAGCTTTGAACTAATGCGCTCTCTTATCTCAGAATTATGCATTTTTCCATAATACGGATTATTTTCACCAGACATTTTCTCGCTCATTAGCGCTTTAACTTCTTCTGAACATGGTCCCCTACTTCCACCATATCCGCCAACACCGATATTCCATCCAATTTTTGGCCTTGGTCGCAACTCTTTTTCTTTATTAAAAGCAGAATCACTATTTTCATATTCGAACAAAACTTTTACATCAGATGGTTTTATTGAGTGCTTTCGTATAGCTTTTCCGACGATAAGATCTCCTTCCGAGTGCTCTTGAAATCTTTCACTTGGACATCTACTAGTTACGCCAATGTAGCCTAAAGACAAATCGTCAGGATTTTCGGGATGCGGAATGTGATAAACAGTAAACACCTGCGGAGCTCCTATGCCTTAAAAATTTATTTATCTTTTCAGGCATAGAAATCTCCACCGAGTTTTACAGATTATTCGTAGTCAGTTTTACCTGCTTGAAAGGTGTAAGGAAGATCCTTGGCAACAGGCTTGTTTTCCTTCAGTTGAGGACGAGTAAGCTTGGTGGTTTCACGACGAGCGAGCGCGTCGCATTCAAACTTTGCATCTGCAGTAGTTAACTGTAAAGGTGCCGTTTTTTGGGTCCACGCGGATGGGCCCCGCAACATGCCTACAATACCGAGTTCCGAAGCTACTTTGCAAAAGCGAATAGCACTGACCACGACACCGCCAGAATTCGGAGAGTCTTGAACACTCAGACGAGCAGTCAATTCATATCGAGCTCCACCGAATCCATAGGCGACAATGTCAAGGTTACAAATCTTGTTATCTGAACCCACATATTGTCCACCAGGCTTTTGCAGAACAGTCAAAGACGGACCAGCATACATCGTCATACCGTCAATTGATTCATTTCGAATAGTGTTTTGTCCTTTCAGAACATTTTCTTTCGAAATGTGTTTGTTTTTCAGCCGCGCCTTTTCGCTCATATTCAAAAAGTCTGTGTTAGCACTTCGACCGCATTGAATATGCTCTTGACCTTGGGTCGATCCAGCTGCCATATTCATTTGGATGTGTTGAGTTACCAACAGACCAGAATCTAGCATTGATCCTTGAATCACTTCTGACAATCTCGACGCACCATATGCAGATCGCATATCAGATCCAATAAATGTCAAACCGGCATCAATGAATCGTTGCTCAGTTTCCATTGCATCCTGAGTCGAAATAATCGTAGGAATGCAGTTAATAAAGTGACAACCTGCTTCAATCGCAGCATCAATATAAAACTTAGTTGCCAGATCCGATCCAACCGGAAGATAATTGACTACGACATCAATTTTCTTATCTTTAAGCAGATTTACAACTTTATCAGATTCAGTGTAAGCAAAATTTCCAGTTTCATCGTAAGGTCTGAACGAAATATCTTCTGGATAATCGACCATATAACTCGCGACACCATCCAGAATCGGCCCGCCGAATACATGGGCGTCTTCTTCAACGCAAGTCAAATCTGACCAAACCGGAATATGATCCATCGCACAATTCGGTTTAGCGTAAATTGCATGCTTTAAATGTTCGCCGACTTTGCGATTGTCAATGTCAAAGCCAAGACAAAACTGAATATCATCGACAGTGTATCCGCCAATATCAGGATACATCAGACCAACGTGAGTGTCTCGATTTGTTCGATAATATTCAATACCTTGAATCAAACTCTTAGCGCAATTGCCAATGCCGATAATTGCGACTCGAATAGGTTGTGTAGCAGACATTTTGAAACTCCAATTTCGTTATATCAGTTTATTTTTACATGGACAAGATTTGACTCAGTGGAAATTCTGAGATAGGTCCATGATTGAAGTATTATTTACTTCAATGCCGTTAAACATCAAAATCCTCAGCACTTGAACTATGTAAAACACTGAAACGATTAAGATGGTCCAATCATACACTAATTCTAGTATTTGTAAACGCGCGATTTGTTACAAAGTGTTAAGTCAAAGATTTGAAAGGAAAACTGGAAATATCGTTTCGCCCTTTAGGCAAATTTGATACAGTGTATGATATTTGTATGAGATTTGTACTTACCAGGGAATATTCGGAAGGCTCGGGTAGTAGGGGGTGCCTATCAGGTCAGGGCCTTTCTAAAGGGTTTCAGTGCAGGCACTCAAGACTTTTAAAAGGCGCTTCCTGCTTCCTATACTATTCGTCTCACCAACCAATGGGCACTTCGGAAAGGAACCTAGGATTCTATTATAACGTTGATGTTTTACGTTGTAAACAGTTTTTAGTACGAGTGGCACTAAAAAGGGTACGAGTGGTAATTTGCGATATTTTAGTGCAGTAGAATAGTATTTTTGTATGAGATTTGTGATTACCCGGTATTATCAGGTCAGGCCCTATTCTGAACAGTTCAGTGCAGGCACTCAAGGCTTCAGAAGGGTTTTAGAAGGCTTCAGAAGGGGCCTCCTATATTATTCGTTTCACCAAGAGTAGTACCCTTCGGAAAGCAACCTAGGATTCTATTATACCAACAGACCCGGCGTTGTAAACAGTTTTATGTACCAGTGGCACTAAAAAAGGTACGAGTGGTAATTAGTATAATAAAACAGCGGATTTGTAGTATATTTGTACTTGCCAGGGAATACCCGGGTAGACTTTATCAGGCTCTGCCCTATTCTAAAGGGTTTCAGTGCAGGCACTCAAGGGTTTAGAAAGGTTTTAGAAGACTTCAGAAGGGGCCTCCCTATATTATTCATCTCACCCAACCAACGGGGACTTCGGAAAGGAACCTAGGATTCTATTATAACCACGCTGCCGGATGTTGTAAACAAAAAGGTATACGAGTGGCACTAAAAAGGTTACCAGTGGTATTTTAGGCTAAAAAGTAACCAAAATACTTCAATTTTTGCAATGTACTAGAGCAGAATCACTCAGGATCAATTTAAATTATGTCAGTCAATGAAACTATCATCTTCGAATTGTCTCAATCAAACCGAGTGAACCGGTTCAAACTGACTCATAATCGAATTACCTTTAATCATTTTATAGATATGTTCAGTTCTTTATTCTGCTAAACAGAACAAACACTAATTATGCGATAAAATGCTTATACGTGTTTTACATGTTTCCGAATTGTGATATAATCACACTAATCTTATCAAGAGAGAAAAGCTTATGAAGGATCAAAAACTCGAAAATTGCATTTGTTATTTGAAAGAACTTGGTGGGTATTATTCCGTTCTGGGAAATGCTATTGAAATTTACGCCAAAAAGTCTGAAGATTATAATAACGAATCTGCGGTCGAAGATTATTTTCCGTTTGGAAACATTTCTTATTTGCAACTCATCCACATGAAATATATGAGAATCATGAGTGTTGCTAAATCAAATTCTAAGCCGAATTACGAATCGCTCGAAGATTCTCTTCTGGATATGATAAACTACTGTTCATTCTTTGTCAGTTATACTCAGAATCTGAAAGGTGCCAATGAAAAATCAAATGCGCGTCAAATTCTGACCGAAGGCAAAGTTGATCATATTACAGAAAAATTTTTAAACAAGTATCTGCCTAAATAATCTAAGGAGAAATTAATGAAAAAAGGTAATATTTCCGCAACAATCGTAGCCGATTCTGTTTCTGCGGTTACTAATCAAAGAATCACGACATTCGAGCTCGAATATCCAAGATTTATTCACGCTGAAGTGATGACTCACAGACAATTCAGTCGCAATTCCGCTTCATCGAGAGCAATTCCGATCTCAACAGTCATTGAGAACATTGAAAACAATCTCGCAATGCCAGAACATTGGGGCAAAAATAAATCCGGTATGCAGGCTAACGAAGAGATTAATGAACTGGTCGACGGGCATTTAAAAGAGTTGTATTGGACTTCTGCTGCAGCTGCCGCAATTGAATTCGCAGAAAATTTTGCTAAGGCAGGTTATCACAAGCAACTAGTTAATCGTCTGCTTGAACCATTCCAAATGATCAAAGTTCTTGTCACTTCGACTAATTTTGATAATTTCTACAATTTGCGAATTCACGAAGATGCTCAGCCAGAAATTAGAATTCTTGCTGAAAAAATGTACGAAGCTCAAAGTAAATCTGTTCCGAATCAATTGAATGTTGGTGACTGGCATCTACCCTATTATAATGATGCAGGATGCTGGAAAGCGGATGTCAATTTTGCAGAAAATCTCGATGATGCAATTATGATTTCGTGCTCTTGCGCAGCTCAAATTTCGTACCGCAAAAACGATCAGAGCCTAGAAAAAGCTAAAAAGATCTATAACATGCTGATTGAATCAGAACCTGTTCACGCGTCTGCATTCGAGCACGCGGCTACCCCAATTGATTACAACGATCGGCTTTTAAGAGGAGTTACTCACGTTAGTCTGGTTAGTGATGAATTCTGCTCGGGCAATTTTACCAACTGGATTCAATACCGGCAATTGATTCCTCATAATTACTGCGATGATTATCAACCAGAATAAGAATTAACTGTTTACATCCTCTAACAAAGTAAATATAATTTCACAACTTTGTTAGAGGGACATCTAATGCGAGCATCAGCGAAGCTCAGCCGAAGAATTGTAACGACACTTGCAATTGCTTTTTCAATAATTACCCCGGCGCACTCAAATGATTCTATTTTTAGTGTGTCGTATTACGGTCGCGGATTCCACGGAAAACGTACTGCATCTGGTGAAGTATTCAACCAGCATGCGATGACAGCCGCTTCGAATAGCCATAGATTTGGTAATTATTTAAAAGTCACTAATGTTGCAAATGGCAAATCCGTTATTGTTAGAATCAATGACACAGGCGGATTTGGAAAATACGGTCGAAAACTCGATTTGAGTCAAGGAGCGTTTTCTCGAATTGCTCCATGTAGCCAAGGCATTGCCAGGGTTACAATCGAACCAATCCGTTAACAATTAGTTACAATCTTTTAGTTAGGGAGCATTTACATGTTCCCTAATTTGTATAAAATGCCACCATCTTGTGGAGAAGTTTACTATGGCAACATCTAAAGAATCAAGCTTTAAAATTCTGACGGACCGTGAGCATATCATCATGCGTCCTCAGATGTATATCGGATCAACGTCTCCCGAAGAAATTACTCAGCTTCTTCATTTCAAAAAACAAACCTTGAACATTGTCCCAGGCCTGCTGAAAATCATTAACGAGATTATTGATAACTCTGTAGACGAAGCGATCAGAACCAATTTTCAGTTTGCTAATAAAATTTCAATTGACATTACGCCTGACCGGGTAACAGTTTCTGATAATGGCCGCGGAATTCCCGTTAAAGACTATGACGGAATCTATCAAGCTGAACTTGCCTGGACTCGCGCTAAAGCGGGTACTTCATTTTCCGATGATCGAAACACAATCGGAGCTAATGGTGTAGGATCGTTTGCAACTAACTGTTTTTCTGTTGAATTTAATGGAGAATCATGCGATGGTTCGCGAAAAGTTTCCGTGACTTGCGTTGACAATTGCGATCCAGAAAAAATCACAACTAAATTGTCCAAATCAAGCAAAAACGGGACAACAGTTTCGTTTAAGCCCGATCTCCAGAAATTTCATTTGACCGAAATTACTGAAGACCATATTGAGTACATCAAAGACCGCATTTACAATATTCAAATTTGCTATCCCGAGATTCAATTCATTTTTAATGGCGACAAAATTAAAATTGGATCTATCAATGATATTGCAAAGCAATTCAGTGAACACGCTCTTGCTCTTTCAATCAATGATCATGTAAAAGTTGTCATTGCTCCATCCGGAGATTCGGCAGAGTTTAGTTTTATTTCTTACCTGAACGGGCTTAATCTCAAAAACGGCGGTACTCATATCGATATGATTATGAGTAAAATTTGCGATGAATTGCGAGCTCCAATCAAGAAGAAATGGAAAATTGATGTTGTCCCTAACCAAATCAAACAACATCTCGTGCTGGGATGCTGGGCATCAAATTTTGTCAACCCTAAATTTGACTCGCAATCAAAAGAAAGACTGACAAACACAACTTCCGAAATTAATTCATTTTTTGGTGAAATTGACTATCAAAAAATTGCAAAGAAAATTATTGCAACTGAACAGTTGATTATGCCAATGATCGAGTCGATTCTCTATAAGAAAGAATTGGCCGAAAAGCGAGCGGCTAAAGCAGCTCTTAAAAATTCCGCAAAGATCAAGTCCGACAAACACATTGCAGCAACATCTAAAAAATCGGAAGAAAAATCACTGACCCTTGCTGAAGGTTTATCAGCAATTTCTGGATTTTTGACCGCGCGCAATCCGCTAATTCACGGGTCGTATGCGCTTCGCGGTAAAGTGTTGAACATCAATGGCTTGAAGAAAGATCAAATTGCCCTCAATCAAGAGCTCGCTGAGCTGATGGGCATTATTGGTCTCAATCTATACGATTCTGCGATTAACGAAGATCCAACCAATTTGTATCAGATTGAATTTGAATCTAAAAAATACATTGTCGGCATTAATGACGTCTTAATTTCATCTGACGGCAACGAAGTTCAAGCCAAGCAACTCTGTTCACTCCCAGAATCAACACGGCTCGATCCAACAGATTCATTATTGAAAACTTATAAAAATCAAACCGGAATCATCCGACAAACGGGAGAGTCCATTCTTAACTATGGAACGATCCGAATCATGACTGACATGGACCCGGACGGTTCTGATATTCAGTGCTTGTTGATTCAATTTTTTGCTCTTTGGCCAGATTTGTTTGCTCAAAGACGAATTACGCGCCTGATGACTCCGTTGTTTGTTGCGCGAAAAGAGAAATGCAAAACTCACTATTTGTATTCCTTTGAAGAATATGATCAACAGAAGAATTCTTTAAAGGGCTATCAATTTGACTACATCAAAGGTCTCGGCTCTTTGTCGGCAGAAGATTACAAAGAAACTGTTATCACGAACCCTCGTGATGTTATAATCACTCTTGATCCGGAGTACAAAACCTCGCTAGAAAAAGCGTTCGGTGATTCTGCTCAGCTTCGCAAAGATTGGCTTATTGGTTAAAAAGGATATTGTTGATGAAAAACGTTTTTGAAAAAAGTATCACAGATGCTATTGATATTGACTATCGAGAGTACGCGGAATATGTCATTTCAAACCGAGCCATTCCGTGCTATATTGATGGAATGAAGCCCGTAGGCCGCAAAATTTTATTCAATATTCTAACTCGACATAAGTCCGGATCGCGAGTGAAAGTTTCTGACGCTGGAAGCATCAGTTGCGTCGGGTATCACCACGGTGAACAATCTGCCATGGGCGCTGTAGTAACATTGGCAGCAAGCTGGAACAACAACGTACCAATTTTTAAGCAACACGGCGCGTTTGGTTCTCGACTAATCCCAGAAGCAGCTGCCCCGCGATATATTTTCGTGTCATTGAACGACGATTTTTACAGATACTTTCAAGATTTCGACGTTTTAGAATATTCAGAAGACGTTGAAGATAACCCTGAGCCGAAAACATACTTGCCGAATATTCCATGGATTCTTGTGAATGGCATTAAAGGCATTGCAGTTGGATTCGCATGCAACTACCTTCCGCACGATCCAAAAGATATTGCAAAAGTTTGCTTAAAGTATCTGTCTGGGAAAAATATTGATTCTGATATTATCCAGCCAACATTCCCAGACTTTACTGGAACAATTCAGACAGAAGATCACAATAAGTTTAAAACGACTGGGTCCGTGTCGCGCGTGGCTCGAAATTCTTGGAAAATTACCGAGCTTCCAATTGGATACACGCGAGAAAAATATTATTCTGTCCTAATTGATCTGTCTAATAAGGGATTGATTGAAGACTTCGATGACAATTGCTCATCGACATTTGAATTTACAATCAAGGTGAACACGAAACAAGACAAAGATATTGCAAACGATCCAATCAAGTACTTTAAACTTGAACAGACGTTCACCGAAAATTACACAGCCCTAGACGAAAATAGTCATTTGATCATCTTTGACAAGAAAACTGATATTGTCAAAAAGTTCATTGACTATCGGCTGGTTAAGCTCAATGAGCAACTCGTGTACGACCATAAAAAACTGACAGAGCAACTCGAATTTCAATCGATAAAGCGCAAGTTCATTAATGACGTAATCACTAAGAAAATTCTGTTACAAAACATGACTAAAAAAGAGTTGGTTTCTGAGTTTTCAGCAGTTTACAAAGTTACCGACCATGATATTATTAATCGAGTCATTTCGATTCCAATGTATTCGATGACGCAAGACACTCTTGACCAGCTTGATGATCAAATTAAAGATTTGGAAAATAAAATTTCCAATCTTAATATGGATCCGAAGTCTGTGTTAAAATCTAGGCTCAATGAGATTATCAAATCAAAATGAAGATTGATAAAATTGACTGGCAAGTGCGGCTGCTGAAACTGGCTCAGCATATTTCTGGTTGGTCTAAAGACCCATCAACAAAGGTTGGAGCAGTTTTGGCAACTTCTGATGCTAAAGTTATCTCAAATGGTTATAATGGTCTGCCGGTCAATTTCGATGACAACTTGATCGCTGATCGAGAATATAAAATAGAGAACGTAATCCACGCCGAACTAAATTGTTTGGCTAATATGGTTATGAAACCTCTGAATGTTGAGTTATATTTGTTTGTGACTCATTCTGTTTGTCCTGAATGCGCCAAGATTATTTCTGCTCATTCTTTCATTAAAAGGGTGTATTATGTAAAAAACGAAGAATTTGAAGCACGCTGGAATGCAACACGAACTGAATCATTTTTTCACAACACCAATATTGAGTATATTGGTATCAACTCGGAGCTTTTAAATGAAAAGCAGTGATTTTGTAATGCCATCTGACCCGGCAGCTCGGGCAAAAATCAAAGTTTGCGTTAAAGACGCAACTGATTCTCTTGTTCGAATCGAAGCTGAAAAAGATCTCATGAAGAATATCGCAGATGAGCTCAAAGAAGAACTCGGAATGCCTCCGTCGCTATTCAAATTCTTGGTACGAACTTATCACAAACAGGACGCTGATAAGAAACAAACCGAAACCGAAGAAATGTTTGACGCGTATGACGTGCTGTTTAAATCGTCTAATGCGCCATAAGTAATATTCTCTTATGCAAAAAAGGGTCCCACATTAGGACCCTTTTTGTTATTAGATTAAATATCTTCTAAAAATCTTTGAGAGATTATCGCGCAATGCTAATATATAAAGGCTCAACATTTTCTAGATTTGCCACATGCAAAAATCGCGGCAAACCAACCAATTTAACTGGCTATACAATTACAGCTAGAATTAAGTTTTCGACTAATTTGTCTGTTGACATTCCCTGCATGATTTTAGATCAGACAACTAATCCAGGAAAATTCATTTTTGGTCCAATCGAAACTGATGACTGGCCCACTGGAACATATTCTTTGGTTATTATCAAAACTTACCAAGGCGTAGAAGACTACGCGAAAATCGACGTCGATATCGAAGAACTGTAAAAGAGATTTGAACTATGCCTAGAAATAATAGTACTCCAAACGTTATTGAAATTAAGTCTAACGAAGTAATTGTAATTGAAGATTCAAACGGCTCGACTATTGAAGTCGTTTCGAACGCCATAGTTGTCCCTGGGCTTGTCACGGCCACTGGTGAAGGCGGAGCGGTAGTTAGAGACGTCGTAACGCACACCCAGATTGACCCGGTTATTGATCAGATCCAGAATGATATTATTATTGAGCGAAATGTTCGGATTGAAACCGATGACATCCTGGCATCGGAAATTATTTCATTGCAAGTGAAAGATGTTGATCTTCAACAAGAATTTGAAAACGTTCGCCAGACGACGACGAATGCGATTGTTTCGTTGCAAGTGAAAGATATTGATCTGCAGCAACAGATTACTGATATGAATCAAGCGAATTTAGATGCAGTTATATCGTTGCAATTAAAAGATGTTGATCTTCAAGACCAGATTGATACACATCAAGCGAGCTTAAATTCAATTGCCTCGTCAGTCAATGACGCCGAAGCATCTCTGGCAGATTTAGCGGTTCAATTGGATCACAGAGTTAGATTCGATGCGGCTCAAAGTTTAACAAGTTCTGAGAAACAGCAAGCAAGAGAAAACATTGGAGCTGAAGCAATTGGAGTTGCTCAAATTCTTGTCGATGGAATAACTCCTGCAAGTATTGGAGCGGCAACATCAGACCAAGGATCAAAAGCTGATACCGCGCTTCAGGCTGACGATTTAGCTGTTGTCGCATTTACAAATGACTATAATGATTTAAGTAATAAGCCGCTTATTCCGCCGTCCCAAGTAAACAGCGATTGGAATTCGGACTCTGGCCCTTCAGAGATTTTGAATAAGCCAAATCTTTCAAGTGTTGCTATAAGCGGCTCATATGACGATTTGACAGACAAACCTGCAATTTATCAATTATCTACAACAGATCCTATTGGTCCCAGCGATACTCCACAGGTTGGTATTGAAAATACCGTAGCCCGCGCGGATCACGTACATCCA